CGTTGAAGAAATTAAAGTGCAGACACAACCTATTGAAGAAATCCTTAGAGATGTTTAATTGTTAATACTTGAGAGGCTTCGGCCTCTTTTTTTTGTTTTAATTTGGAGAAACACATGGACGCTTATTTTATATTTGTATTGTCTTTAATCGGCCTTTCGTATTGTGTGGGATATTATTTCGGCGAGCAGAAAGGTTATACCGTAGGCATAGAAGATTTAATTAAAGATCTTTCAAACAGCGATCACGGGAAGATAGCCCTTGCCCAGTTATTTGAAGACTATTCAAGTTAATAAATATCTTAGGGCTTCGGCCCTTTTTATTTTTATTCTTATTGGAGAAGCGCATGGACACGGTAGATTTAATGATGTTGCAAAGCATCGCACTAAACTTAAGTATTTCAAAAGATCATCTTAAGCTTGATAGAATTGAATCGGCGGACGATAGGATCTCTGCGGCACTATTAAAAATTAATAAGATTGTTGATAGACAAGAAAAGAAAGCGTCGGAGGCCTTAGATCTTATTGAAGATTTTATTATACAAGAATAAGATATCTTTCGCGCAAAGATAAGAAGCCTTGACAACTGAGGGCGGTTTTCGGCATACTGTAATGGCAGTCGAGATCGCCCTTTGTTTTATTATACGAGGTGCATGATGGTAGTTGAAGAAGTGTTATGGTTCGTTGCAAATCAATCGGATGACCACATTGATTGGGCAATGTTAGTGTTTAATTATAAATTAATGCGAGGTGCAATGTGACAATGATAGCTGTGATGTCCGAGTGTAATATGTGTAAATCTTTACAGGCCGTCGATGTCCCCGAAGATTCTTGGAAAGAATATAAGTCTGACCGAAACGCTTTAGTTCAACACGTCTTCCCTGACTTAAATGCAGATGACCGTGAAATACTTATTGGTGCTGACAGTGGCGTTTATCATTGTCCGCCTTGCTGGAATAAAATGATACCTTGGGATGAGGAATAATATCATGGTGAAGAAAGTTAAAAAACTTAATTGGAATCGTAAAGTAAAGTATTGTTTAGACGATGAAGATTTTATTGATATTCTTATCGAAGCTTGGGGGGAAAAACTTAACAATACTTGGACGCTTGATGATGTATATGAGTTCCACGATGCAGTTGTTGAATCTAAACTTAATGTTAATGAGTTTTTAGGAGAGTTAAAAAATGTATAATATTCATGCAAAAGCCATTCAAGATTACTCAAAGTTATCAGCCGATAATCTTGCAGATATTATCCTCATGGTAGTCTTAAGTATTCAACAAAACTGGTCAGGTGTTGGACGGCAGATACTAGATGTTAAAGAGAACGGGGCAGACTCTAAGTTTTTATGGGGAAGTAAGCGCAACGCCTACAAATATTTACAAAGCAATAAACATTTTATGCACTCACAATACTTGGCAATCTGTAATTCTAACCGAACCGATGCCCACAAAGCAATGAGTTTGATGAAAATATTTTTACGTGTTCCAAATTTGGGATTGGTTAAGGCGGGGTTTGTGTGTCAGATGACCGAAGGTTTGGTCGGCTGTATTGATACACATAATATTAGAATGTATGGCATTGATGAAAAGCATCTTAAACTTCCCAAGACTTTGAAGTCTGAAGACATCCGCCGAACAAGAATCTCTCAATATATTAACATATGCCACAGCATCGGGACCGAACACCTTTGGAACAATTGGTGTAATTTTCTAGGAGATCGTGACAAATCGTGGGAGAACGGACACCAAGTTTCTGAAGCCCATTACAATTATTTATTACAGTGAGGTGTAACATGAAAACATATCAAGTACTTATGACAAAAGTCTATGAGGTTCGAGTGAGGGCTGAGAGTCGAGACCATGTTGAAGAATTGCTTCATGAGTTTGATGAGTTTGCAGACTGGTATGAGTTTTTAAAGATTCATACTTTAGATATTGAAGAAGACGATGGTTTTATTTTGGAGGAGGATCGTAACTATGTCTAAAGATTTTAGACTAGACTTATTAAAACAGGCGTGGAATTTTAGCTTCATTCACGATCAACAGATAGCTATTGGTGTTGAGAAAATGTATTATAAAAGATATTTTAAAGATGAAGTAGATAAATATTTAGATTATTTAGATGCTTTTGAGATGTTGTATAATAAGAAATATCCGTGCGAAGATAAGAAGCCTTGACACGGGGAGCAGTCCTGTAGTATAGTAGTCGTCGCTGGTGAGAGCCAGTTTATTTTATCATTATTATTTATGGAGTTTCATATGAACACAGGCAAGCTATTCAACAAGAGCTACATGATCCGTAAGCGTAAAGTAATCAACCGCTACAGTGTTTCAAAGGGCAAATGTTTTTATAGTATCCAAGTTGGTAAGTATGGTTTTTATCTTCAACATTCTAAGTCTCGACCCGTAGGCTTTCGAAAGTTAGTAGATATTCCACGCCAGTTAATTGTAGAACGTGCGGCTTAATTAGGAGACTGCCATGTCTAATGTAATAAGTATGTTTAACTCTAGCGCCCCTGATATTTTCGGGGGCTTTGGTGACGCAGACTTTGATATCGCTACGACGCCTGCGATGTTTAGTTCTGATTATAGTTATCATGAAACTGATAAGTGGGTGACTTATCGTACTGATACTAAAAAGTCTTTAGGTATTCACTCGTCTCGACACAAGGCGGTAGCACCAAAGGATGTTATCAAGACGGCACGAGAAATAATCTTGCGTAGCGGTCTTAACACTGAGGGCATCAGCGAACAGATCGCAGTAAGTCACGACGGTGCAAGATCCTTTGTAAAATATAAGTTACCAGCACATACTTATGAAACACCTGATGGTGATAACGCCTCACTGGGCTTACTAGCTACAACATCTATTGATAGTAGCTTTCCATTTGTCATCAGTGCGGCGGCAATCCAAGCGGCCTGTACAAATCTCCAAGTGTTTATTTCTGGAGAGGTAGCGGTGTTCAAAGGCAACCACACAACAAACTTAGATCTTGACAAAGCCTCAAGAACTATTGTAAAATCTCTTGACTTTTTCGAAGCTGAAAGAGATGTGTGGAAAGAAATGTATAGTAATTCAATTGAGCCTAAAACTGCAGTGAAGATGTTTGCAGATATTGTAGGCGTAGGGGAACAAGTAAATGAGCTTTTCCAAGAAGGATATAGCCCGTACAATATCGGTAATCATCTCAAAAGATATAACACAGGTTTTAATTACCTTGTCAATTGTTACCGCAATATATATTGTCCTCGGCTTGGTAATACTGAATGGGCAGCCTATAACGCAGTGACAGACTATACTACCCATGCTGATAATGTTCGTAACAAAAACACTCTTGCGTCTGTTCAGTTCAAACGACAGCAAGACTCTATTGCAACCCTTCGTAAATATTTAAAGGCGGCATGATATGTTACACGCAAAGATTGATGAAAATTTATACATCTTACCAGAAAATATTGAAGTAGATTTTCCTCACGACATAGTAGATATTATGGAAAGTAATGATATTTATATTGTTGATCTTTTAAAATACTTTGAGTGGGAGCTTCCTGATTTTCAAGATGCCGCACGACAGTTAGATATTGAGTATCTTCCTTTCACTACAACAGGCGCAGGACTTTTACATATATTTAGAAAGATGGAGGCAACAGAACAGCGAGAGTTTTTGTCGATGATTACAGACAGTATCATTAGTTATTATAAAACTGACTTAACTCTTGCATACCCTAGCGATTTATAATGAGCAGTGAAGGACGAGGAGACCCAGCAGTTCGCGCTTTGGGTCGCAACAAACCAGACAGGAACTGGTATCCAAATAACTTTGATTGGTATTTAAAGTGGGTTGCATCTATTATAGTTCTTTGTAGCTTGGCAATGCGTTCTGCCGGACCCGACTATCGTATGTATGATCTTATGTTTGGTTGGGTTGGCATAGCTTTATGGACTTGGGTTGCAGTCATCTGGAAAGACAGAGCATTAATTATGTTAAACGGTATATCTTTTTTCTTACTATCAGTAGCAATATTAAAGGAGATTTAAAATGAAAAGTAAAATTAATTTTGTGCTAAACGAATTTTTATTTTTATCAATATTTATACTACCTTTGTTTGTCGCGGCCTTTGCTGGACACATAGTTAATTAGGAAGTCTTATGAAACAGCCAGATAACAAACACACAAAACACTTTGGTAACGACGGTCCCGTAGGTAACGATGCAGAGATTATAGTATATTACGAGGAACACGGACCAGCAGAACCTGTCTTACGGATACCATTCTGGTATTATAGAGAAGAGCTGGGAATGCATGAACACTTTGAAGCCTCAGTACACAGAACGGCAAAGGCCTTGAAAGAGTCTTACACATATTGGCCTGAAGGTTATATACATATTCAAACAATCATTAACGATGAATATGTAAATATAATATAAGGAGATAGTAATGTTAGAAACAAAAGAAGTTGAAGCAATTATTTCAGACCTCGTGTTTGTAAACATCTATTGTAATTCTAATCCAGATTATGATTCAGTTCTTAAAGGGCTTCAAGCTTTAAACTTGAGCTATGAACAAACCTATGATATACTTAATCGTATTCGAGAAGGAGGATATTGATGTCAATAGATGATGCAACGCCGAGTCAGTGGGATGCTGTAAGGGAGTTGAATAAACTTTCTATTAGAAAAAATCCTGATCCAGTAACGCAACCAGATCATTATAATAAAGGATCTATAGAAGCTATCGAGGCAATCAAAGCCTCCATGCCCACCAATGAGTTTAACGGATACCTAAAAGGTAACGCACTAAAATATCTTTGGCGCTATGACTACAAAGGAAAGCCCATTGAAGATTTACGAAAGTGTAAGTGGTATATTGATCGACTACTAGGAGAGGTAAATCAATGAAAGTTATTAATGGTGACTTTAGTAAAAGCAAGCCAGCCGAAATGAATCTTTGCAGTAAAATATTAAAAGCTGTAGATAAACTACAAGAAGAAGTAGGTAATAATCCACAAGGCACATTTATTCTGTTGACAGAAACAGAAGGGGCTGTTACAATGTCTTCTGATTTAAACACTGAAGATTTTAATTATCTACTAGATACAGTTAAACTAAATCTTCTTTTAACATCAACACTACCGGAGTAAAAGAGGTGTATGAATATAATGAATTAAGCGAAGAAGAGTTACTAGAAGATGTTACTGTCCGTGCCTTCGTTATGATGTTGGGTGTACGATTACCATCGTCAGAAAGCTTGACATTGATGAGGACATGGATTAAGATGGAGGCCGTCGATCAAGGTGTCGATCTGACAGAGGAGTTTATACTCAAACAAATACCAAACTTTATTACTTATCTATACAGGAGATAAACATGGCAGTACTAGAAGGAAAAGCATATTGGTCGTTCGTGACAACACCAAACACTAAATTCACACCAGCCTATTCAGTCAACCTCGTTGTCGATGACGACGTTGCCGATGGCTTCCGCAGTCGTGGATTCACAGTAAAAGACACTGATGATGGTCCTGCGTTAATTATTAAGCGTAAAGTAGACGGACCTCGGGGTATGATTCGAGAAGCACCAAAGCTTTATGACAAAAGTAAGCGAGAAATAAATGTCACCGTTGGTAACGGCTCTCACGTTAAGGTACAATTCAAAGAATGGGAGACACAGTGGAACGGTCAGGACTTTAAAGGCTTAGATTTTCAAGCCATGCAGGTGTTAGACCTTATTCAATATGACGCACCAGACGGTGCTGAGTTTGATATCGAAGAAGAAGGAGATGAAATTTAATGAGTAACATTACTTATGTCCACGAGGACACAACGTATGATGTAACTCTTCTATCACCGGAGGGCCAGAAGGCCTTCCAGCTTTTAGTGTTAGCAGAGCAAGACGTCCGCAGTCTCGAAGATCGAGTAGTTATTGCACAGGCAGCATCGGTTGCACTGCACTCTAAAGTACAAGAGTATCTTTCCGAAGATGCTATTTTTATTGAGGAAGCTGAACTAGTAGAGGACTAACATGGCCTTTGTTCAAACCCGACTCCCCTGCCCTGAGTGTGGGGGTTCCGACCCCGCAGCTATGAACGACGATGGTTCCATCAAATGTTTTAGTTGCGGGGTTTTCATTCCTAGTGACAAGGAAAAAAGTAACGTGACTTCTATGTCAAATTATCAGAAGACACCCGCACCAAGCGGAGAGTTTTATCCACTAACTGACAGGAGTATCACCCTAGCAACAGCAAAGAAGTATAGAGTTCGATCCGTTAAAAACTCTACGGGCCAGATTGTAGAGCATATATATCCTTACTATTCTGGAAACGATGAGATAGCAACTAAAACACGCAAAGAAAACAAAGCTTTTACTTGGCGTGGCGATTCTAAAAGTTGCGGCTTGTTCGGCCAACAATTGTTTCAGAGCGGTGGTAAGTATGTAACACTTGTTGAAGGCGAAGTAGATGCGATGTCAGCTTACGAACTCATGGGTTCTCAGTGGCCGGTTGTATCTATTCGTAACGGCGCACAGTCAGCAGATCGTGATGTCAAAGAAAATCTAGAGTTCTTAGAATCTTTTGATAATATTATTATTAACTTTGACAACGATCAGCATGGACGTGATGCCGCAAAAAAAGTAGCAAGACTTCTTAGACCCGGCAAAGCTAAGATCATGGAAGTCCCCGTTGACTACAAAGATGCTAACGATATGTTACGGGCCGGACAGCACAAGGCCTATGTCCACAACTGGTGGAACGCTAAGAAGTATACTCCTTCAGGCGTTCTCAATGTCTCTGACAACTTAGAAAGTTATCTTACGAGAACACGAACAGACTCTGTGCCTTTCCCTTGGGAAGGACTGAACGAAAAGCTAGAGGGTCTTCGTGCTGGTGAGCTAGTAACCTTGACGGGTGGTACAGGTCTTGGTAAGTCCAGCGTCACTCGTGAGCTAGAGCATTGGCTCATCAAGAAGACTAAAGATAATGTAGGAGTTATGGCTCTCGAAGAGAATTGGCAAAGAACTATTGATGGTATCTTATCTATCGAAGCCGATGCCCGACTCCACCTTGACAGTGTTCGTAATCTTTTTGATGCTGACAACCTAAGAGAAATGCACCAAGAAATGTTTGGCGGCGAGAACACAGATCGTGTTTGGGTTTACGGACACCTTGGCATGAATGATCTAGAAAGTGTATTCAGTAAACTTCGCTATATGATTATCGGCTGTGATTGTAAGTGGATAGTTCTTGACCACCTCCATATGCTTGTTCTTTTATCTGATGATCCTGATGAACGCAAAGCTATTGATATGATTATGCACAGGCTTAGAACTCTCGTAGAAGAGACCGGCTGTGGTATGATTCTTGTGTCACACCTTCGACGCACCCAAGGTGATCGAGGTCATGAGAACGGTATTGAGACTGCATTAAATCATTTACGTGGCTCACAATCTATTGCACAACTTAGTGATTGTGTGATAAGCTTAGAGCGTAACCAACAGTCAGACGATGTTATGGTTGCCTCAACTACTAAAGTACGTGTCCTTAAGTCTAGATATACTGGTGACGTTGGTTTAGCCACACATCTCCACTACGACCAAGAAACAGGACGCCTCAACGAAGTAGATATTGATACAATGATTGATGAACTTGGAGATGAAATATGACATCTTATGTTTTTGACATAGAAGCAGATGGCCTTAAGCCGACCAAGATGTTTTGTATAGTTGCTATGGATACAGAGACCGGAAAGTTTTACGAGTATGGTCCTGAAGAACTTGATAAAGGCATAGAGCTTTTACAAAATGCAACCAAACTTATCGGCCACAACATTCTTGGTTATGACATTCCCGTCATCGAGAAACTAACAGGCGTTAATCTAGACGATGATAGTATTAAAATTGTAGATACACTTGTTCTTTCTCGACTGTTTAATCCTGCTCGTGAGGGTGGTCATGCTCTAGAGGGGTGGGGATACAGGCTACGACATCGCAAGATTGAGTATGATAACTTTGAATACTATACGCCAGAGATGATGAAGTATTGTAAGCAAGATGTATCTCTCAACTATAAAGTTTATAGACATCTAACAACAGCAGAGCTTCCGGGCTTTGGTCCTGCCTCAGTTGCTTTAGAACATAGCGTGTATCGAATCTTAAATGCACAGCGAGATAAAGGCTTCAAGCTGAATCAACAACATGCAATGGAGCTATTGGCGGAACTGACAGGCAAGCTTTCTCAAGCAGAAAAAGAAGTACATAAAACATTCAAGCCCCGTGAGACATCTATGGAACTTGTCCCTACTTTTACCAAAGCAGGTAAGCTTTCTAAGATGGCGCAAGTCCACAAAGAAACAAGGAAGGTCCGGCTATCTGATGAAGAGTATGAGAAGGCGAGCAAAGATCCAGACAAGCGTCTTATTCGCTGTGATTCTGAACCTTTTAATCTTGGCTCTAGGAAACAAATTGGAGAATATCTCTTGGAGTTTGGCTGGAAGCCTAAAAAGTTTACGCCTACGGGACAGCCAATTGTTGATGAGAAAGTCTTATCGCAAGTAAAAAACATACCTGAGGCTGCAATCATTGCTGAGTATCTCATGCTTCAAAAGCGTATTGCACAAATAAACTCTTGGTTCAAAGAGCTTGGAGACGACGGACGCATTCACGGTTTTGTAAATACTAATGGTGCAGTGACAGGACGGATGACACACAGAAGTCCTAACATGGCACAGGTTCCAAGTACAAGTAGCCCATACGGTAAAGAGTGTCGGCAGTGTTGGGTTGTAGACGACGGGTATCGCTTGGTAGGTATTGATGCCAGTGGACTTGAACTAAGAATGTTAGCACACTACATGAACGACGAGGGCTTTACTTATGAACTTCTCAACGGAGACATACACACAGCAAATCAAAATGCTGCGGGACTTGAATCAAGACCTCAGGCAAAAACTTTCATCTATGCACTCTTGTACGGAGCAGGAGATGCTAAACTTGGTTCAGTGGTTGGAGGAGACGCAAAAGATGGTGGAAGACTTAGACAATCTTTCTTCGATAATCTCCCTGCATTTAAAAATCTTAAAGACAGAGTTGCGGGAGCGGCTCGAAGAGGATACCTCAAGGGACTGGACAAACGTAAGTTATTTGTTCGGTCGGAACACGCAGCGTTAAATACTTTGCTGCAAGGTGCTGGTGCTATTGTTATGAAGCAAGCAGTGATTAACCTTCAAGAATCTATCAAGGATCTTGATGCACACTTTGTAGCTAACGTCCACGATGAGTGGCAGATCGAAGCACACAAGGATGTAGCAGATAGAGTTGGTGAGCTGGGTATTGCTGCAATCGAAAAAGCTGGTAATGATTTTAACTTGAAGTGCAGTTTAACGGGAGAGTATAGTGTTGGAAGCAACTGGTATGAAACACACTGAAGAATATACGTGGTATTATCATCGAACAAACTCTAAGGGTACGAAAATCTTCAAACACTATACTCATGAAAGCTTTGAAGATGTTATAGACTATTTAAATTACAGAGGTTTTGATTATGAAATCGCTGGAGGGGGAATGTTGTGGATCATGAACAAACACAATGAAAGGTTCTCTTATTACTGGTCTACGGGAAGATGGTCTACTGCAAAAAAGAACCGCAGTGCTCATTTTAATGCTAAAGGTGTTAAAGATTTTTTAGATAGATTCATAGATAATGAAGAACATAGAGAAAAGCAGCATGAAAAATATGAGGCTGCCATAGAAAAAAGAAAGGAAAAAGATAGAGAAGCTAAAGACTTTGTGTTAAAAGTAATACAGGACGCAGGAGAAGAAGGAATTATTGCAAAAGAAATAAAGCAAAAGTATTCGGCTGATTGGGGTGTAGAGGCTTTACATTCAAAACCACGAGAGCTAGAGCTAGAAGGATTGATTTTTTACAGGGGTGACAAGATTGAAAGATCTAGAATCATCAGACATATAAAGTACAAGTAAAGTTACATCGTTAAAATTAAAGGGTATGTAATGACTAACACAGCAGAGTATAACAATGATGGTACACGAGTTAGAAATTTAAAAGAAAGCGCAAGCCGGAAAGGAAAACAAGCATGAATTATAAAACAAACATTATAGAAGAAAACGGAAAATATTTTTACGTCGGCCAGAAAGACGGTGCAAAAAGAACCTTAAAAGGCCACATGAAAAAGAACACAAACCGTATGTGGGTTGACAGTAAGTACATTCCCACTTCACACCCCCTACATAAGCCCGGACGATATAAAAGTTTTGAGGCTGCAGCCTTTAGCTCACTAAAAAATTACAAAGAGTCCAATGAAGGACAGGTTTATGTTATAACCAACCCTGCATTTGAGGGGTGGGTGAAGGTTGGAATGGCTGTAGATGCAACAGATAGATTAAAAAACTATCAAACTTCTAGCCCTTTTCGTGATTTTGAGTTAGTATCTTATTGTAAAGTTAGTAACCGTCGAGCTTCAGAAGCTAAGGCACATACAATCTTAGCTAAAAGGTTTGAACAAAAAGGCGAGTGGTTTCAATGCTCAACAGAAGAAGCTCGTAATATTATAAATCAAGTTAAATTGGAATCAGAATGAATACTTTAGATACATTAATACAGGATATATATGGAAGGCTTGAAGGCTTGTCAGCCGGTGAGCCACTTAACATTGATGAGACAGAGCTGGATGATACTCTTGTCCGTATTAAAGAAAGCATCTTGTCTTGGGCTA